GTCAGACTTACAAGACTTGCAGCCATCACAATCGCATCCGGCGGTTGTGTCAGGCTCTTTTACCGTGTCAGCCGCAGCAGACAACTCGATTGATTCTGGCATTGTTTCTCCCTCTTGTTGTTCTCCCTCGTACCAAGCCATAAGGTGATTAGCCACCTCGACCAGTTGTCCGAGAGAATAGGTTTCATCTTCTCCATCGCCCATTTCGCCAGCCTCAACCTGAATAAGTTGAGCAATAGCTCGGCGGGCAACTTCAAAGGCATCTTGGTCGAACTTCACGCTATCTGGGGTAATTCCCTTGAGCGCCTTGCCGACATTCCATTCCTCAGGCAAAACATCAAGCGCGTGTAGTGCGCGAGCGCGACGGATGATGTGCTTCTTAACTGCGGCAGGATTCTTGGCACGACCAAAGGCTTGAATAGCGTTCTTAAGGTCGCTGACATTTGCGATTGGGTATGAGCCATCTGGCATCGCTGCACCGCGAGCTGCAAGGGCTTGGCGTTCCTTATCGGAAACATCGCGCTTGACAATGCTTGCTGACTTTCCTCGAATAGCGCTTGCTGCTGAACGAGCCTCGCTTGCTGCTTCCGCAAAAGCAGGGTGTTCATCTAGCACATTTGCCGCGTTGCTAAAAGAACGAGCAGCAGCTCTAGTGTTTCCGGAAGCAATATGATCTCTGGCATCATCTAAATGTCCATAAGCATCTTCTCGTACTTGAGCGGCATCTAATCTATCGCCCACATCACCGCTTGACAATGCGTTGGCATAACCGCTTTCAATTTTAGAAGTTACGCTTGAAGCATCTGCTTTTCCATCTCCGCTACCGCCACCATCGCCAGACGAGAAACGACCTCGCTCATCGTGGTTTTCGTTGTATTTGAAAACTTCGCTTGGAAGTGGTGCTGAGTATTCGTGCAACTCTTCAACCTGAACGAGTGTGGACTCGCCATCTACGCTCTTAGCCATGATGAGCTTGGCAGATGGGTTAGCAGGGCGATCTACGAGTGAAACCTCGATGATCTGACCGTCAATGATGCGACCATTAGCAGCCTTCTGATCGCGTACAACGCGAGGGGCTTTGATGCCTATTGAGAAGCCTTTAAGAACGCCCGCTTCGACCTTCTTAACGCTATCACGATCAACAACATGAGCGCGGATATAATGACCATCTTCCTTAGCTTCATATTCTTTGGCTACTCCTGCCGCGATTGATGAGTGCATTTCGCGGATGTTTCCGCCGGACTTGAACCATTGAGGCATAGCGGTTGAGAGCCATGCGGCATCGCAGATTTGATTGTCAAGGTCTAGGGTTTCATCCGTTGCCTTGCCGTAAACCATAAGTGAGCCGTCATCTTGCTTTTCAGCCTTGATGATTGCTGCATACGAGGTTGCGAAATCGTTGTTCATTAGTTACCTGCTGCCCATAGGAAAGAAACTGAAGTTGAAGAACCTGAGGCGATTACAGAAATGACTGTTCCTGATGTGAACTCAAGTGACTGAGTTGTGTTTGCAGGGATTGGCAAGCCTTGTGTTGCTCCGCTTGCGGTAACTGTTCCATCGCCAATATAGATAACTTTTGATGAGTCGTTGTTGCGAACTGTGACGAGCGCACGGCGTACACCAGTTGGAACCACAAACAGAGTTTGCGCGGTTGTTCCTACGGTTACTGTGCCGTGTTGAAGTGGTGCGGCCATTTATTCTCCTAGGGTTGATGTATCTATATAAGGTGCAAGACTGCACATACAGTTTGGGTGAGCTGGTGGCTCGGTATCCCCTGTGGGGAATGTTTCGTCAATGCCGATAGGTGAGGCATTTGCGTTCTCTTGGCAATCCTCGCAACCTTCTGCGACTAGCCATTCAACCTGCTCAACACCTGAATCTTGATAGAGGTTACGAGAGGCAACAGATACGGCGCGTGACATCTCGGTCTGCGCGATTGTGAGCGCCTGTTGTGGGTCATTGATGACCTGATCTACCAAAATAGAAACCTTGCTTGGCGTGATGCCTTGTGCGAGCGCATCGCCAAGAACTGTGCCGATACGATCAATCTTGGTCTGGGCTATGCCGTCAATGACGATTCCTCGGCGATCTAGCAAACCTTGAAGCGCGTTCTTTGGCTTAATAAGAGCAGCAGCAGCTTGGTTGCCCGGTGTCCAAGTGTTCCAGTCCACCACGCCCACGCTAGGAGCCTTCTGTACGCCTTTAAGGGCTTCTTGAGCAGCAGTTGTACCTAATACCCAACCATCGGCATAAAGAGGCTTGAGAGCATCAAGCAAAGCCTTTTTATCCGGGGTAATGCTTGATCTTGCCCAATCTCGCGCCTGTCGAGTTGTTGTAGATTGCGAACCAATGTGTGCGTGAAACCAACGCTCCACGATATCATCGGCGTTAAACGCTTTCTGAAATCCCTTGCGGATTTGATCTGCATGACGAGAGGCTAAACGAACTGCCGCGCCATGAGAAGGCCAATGCATTACAACCCCAAATAGCGTTCGGCGTACCAGCGAGCGCCGTCAATGTCTTTCGCCTCAATAAACTTGTTGAGAGTTTCGGCGTAAGCATGATCTAGGTGTTCAAAGTTAAATGGGCGGGTTGGTGTTCCGCGATTTGCCCAACGGATGAACTTCTTAACCTCGGTGCGCTCAGGTGTGTCTGGTGTTTCTTCCTTTGGCGCTTCTGTGGCAGATGGCTCGTTGTCTTGGATGCCGTTCTCGTCAAGAGAGGTTCCAGCAGCAACGATTCCATCTGGGGTAAAGAGATAAACCGATTGACCTGCTACAAGGATAGGCATATCTGCTTCTGGTGTATCAAGAAGTGGCAAGCCGTTCTCAGCGCGGTGTTCATTGATAGTCAAGCCACCATTGCGAACCTCGGTATCATCGCGGTCTGCTTGCTCCTTGGTGTCATTGCGGGTTGAAGCCATGAACTTGAATTCAAGCTCGCGTGGCATACCTAGGAATGAGTAGGAAAGGTTTGTGAGAACCTTGGCAAGCCATTGTTGTAGTGGCTCAAGTCCAAGTTGTTGCGCTGCCTCAGCCTCACCCTTTTGGTGACCGCTTGCGCCAATGCCACCCTTAGATGAGAAACCGATTTCGGTAGGCAATACGCCAAAGTGACCGCAGATAGAGGTGACGAGGTATTCATCAAAGACATCTGAGAACTTCTCGCCGTATCCTTCAAGCTGAACTGCCTTGATACCTGCTGGTAGTAGGCGAGCGCGCTTGCGTTGTTCTGTCTGTCCTGCAAGGTCATCATTAAAGATGTTCTCATAAGCGCGAAGCAACTCTGGGTTGTTACCAAAGGTCGCATCTGTTTCAAATAGCATCTCTGGCACAACGCCATCGGTGTATTCAGCGCGAATCCATTGCTGACGGCGAAGGTAAATGTCGGCGATCATCAAAGAACGCTCAACAGGTGAGTAACCGTACACAGTCCATGTTCGGCGGTTCATAATGTTGTAAACGAGCTGATCTGATGTGAACTCGCCATCGGCATCAGGTGAATCATTGGTGATGTCGAACTCTGAGCGAGGGAAGCCGTAGAGAATCTGTTGGTAGGCAGGGCCTTGTTCTGGGGTTGGTCGGAAGCCTAGGTCATTGATAAGTGGCTTGATTGTTGAGCCATCTAAAACCTTGAAGCCCATAAGATCGCCACCGACAGTCTTTTGAGGCCAGATAGCCCACGCATCAAGAACGAGAACTTCCTCAAGGCAGAGGCGAATCCAATCGGCAAAAGTTAGACCTTCTGCGACATCTGGCATCTTCCAGAAATCAACGAGGCGATCAATCTCGCCTGAGAACTGCTGGCGAGCCTTGTCCATAGCTTGTAGGTGATTGCCACCTGACTCGGCAATGATCTTTTCTGAGGCATCGTCTGAGATGACGATATCCCAGTCAAGAGCAGCGACTTTGTTCTTTAATACTTCAATGCAACGGCGCAGGATGTCAATTTGATCGGCAGCAGCGCGTAGGGTTGCAAAAGGTACAAGGCGAGTTTCCGTGATGTTGATGTTCTGAGCAACAAGGAACTCGTAACGGCGAGGGTCTGGGCGACCATCTTGACGAAGTGGGTTAATCGCGCCGGGTACAAGAGGAACGCCGGGTGTGAAAGGTACATTGGCGATGTTAGGGTCGCGTGGTAGCGGAACCTGTGTGCCGTAACCCTGTTGCTGAGCAAGCGCATTGTTACGCATTTGAGATTCGGTCATGGCAACTGAACCTGTTGGGAGAGTTGGGGCTTTGTTAATCTCTGCCGCTACGCGAGCTGCAATCCTGTCTAGGATGCCCATGTATTCTCCTTATTGTATTCGTGCGAGATTGCCTTCAATGGCGGTTTGATATTCAGGGGATAGGTCTTTGGTTAGTAAGTTGGTAAAGATTTCAACGGATTCATCTTTGCGACCAACCCACCAAGCAGATACGGCTTTCTCAAACTGCAAGCAGTAATCATTGAAGCCAAGGTCTGCGGGTAGTTCTGGCATCTTGTTGAGATGAAGTCCAACGCAAGCCCATGTGTAGGATTCTTGCCATTTAGCCGAACGCTCGTAAAAGCGCGACAAGAAAAAGTAAGCCTCTTGGCGATAAGGCAGGTAGGCAATCGCTTTGTAGATCAAGTTCTCCACCGTCGCTTGGCGGTTCTGCTGGCTCTCAAAACAGATCGAGGCTTTAAGAAGCGAGGCGTAGGCGTAGGAAGGTCTTGACTCGTAGCCATACTCGGCAGTTCGCAGATAGAACGAGATTGCGCTCGCCGTCTGCCCTATGCGCTCGTACTCCTGAGCAATCTCAAAGTTGAGTTTAGGGTTGAACGGGTCACGCGATAGGTCTGTGATTAAGGTTTCTATAAGCACTCTGCCACCATCTCATCTACAAGGCTGCCTGATACTTGTAACATGAAAGCGGCATTGTCCTGAAAGCCAAAGCCAATAAGTAGATCGCCGTTGTGGTTGGCGATTCCGGCGCAGAACTCAATCTGCCCATCTAGGAATGACCAGTTCTCAGGTGAGAAGCCGATCAGCTCAAAATCTTGATTCCAGACACAAAGCCTGTGGCGATAAGTGCCGTTCTTCTGCCCCATGTAGTTCTTGAACAGTACGACTTCATGCGTTACGGCGATGTAATACTCACCCCAGCGAATAACCTGAGAACCACCGCGTTGATCTGTCGGCGGTTGCTTGCCCTGCTTGAGAGCTACAACAGAAGCGGGGTTAGTCATCGCGCTAACGATCTCAGTAGGCGCAGTCCACTTCACATAACAGAACGCGCTATCTTGAATAGGCATCCAGTTCTTTTCGCAGTACGAGAAACTGTCAGTTACCTCAATGCGCTTGCGGGAAATCTCTTTGCAAGTCCAGTCGGTCTTGTTAATCTCGATCTGGCACAACTCCATGCGACCTTGACCATTGACTGTGGTATCTCGGCGCACTCCTGAGATGAAGTATTTGCCATCCCATTTAGATAGGCGAGCATCCTCTAAGCCGACAAACTCCCAGATAGGGGTGTGAAGGTTGAGCATCTCGATCTCGCAGAATTGAGCAATCGTGAGATCGTCATTGAGTCTGCAAAGATAGTTAGTCGTGCGAAGGTGCTGATCTTGCTCTGGGTGCAGATAAGCAAGCGGCCCCCAAATGCTAGGAAAGCGCTGATCGTTCTCGGCGTGATAAAGCGAGTAGTTAATGTGGCGAACAATGCAGAGAATGTCGCCGCCATCGTCTATAAAGACTGACGGGTTCATCAAGCCTGTGCCGCCTGTGATGTCAGACGGGATAATCAAAGGTGAGAGCTTGCCACCTTGTCCAACCGCCTTTTGGACTAAGTTCATTCGCCGATCTTAGCAGATTATGCTATCCACTTAACTTGCCAATTAGGAAGCCATTTCACGCCTTTTACTCTAAAAGCCGCTTCTAGTTCTTTACGCTTTTCTAAGCCAAAGACTCTTTCGACAATCTGCAATTCGGCGGCAGCAAACTTCTTTTCATGGTTTTGCGCACCGAGGATATGAGCAAGTTCGTGGGCAAGGTAACGCTTGTTTCTGGCTCTTGGCGGGATAACAAGTATTGCTTTTTTTCCTCTTAATTCAGCAGAAGCATATTTAGTTTCTTTATCTTTGAACTTGTAAACGGGAAAATCAAAACCTGCTGGAAGTAATAACCCATTGACAAAGTTTTCAATTTCGTGGTTGGTCATTTCGTTGGAGTGCCAATTCCAATCGCACATCCATTCAGCAGTATATATATTCCAACCTTGGTCGTGTTTACTCATTATTAACCTTCTTTACGCCATCGCTTGATATTTTTTATATAAACAATTATATAGGAAAAGCAAAATATGATTAACCCATATTGTTTTGCAAAAACTGAATAGGCAATCCATAAACATTCATTGGCAATAAGAATAAAAAAAGCCCAAGGTTTTTTATGCCCTACATAAAAATTGCCTAAAGTTCCTAATGTGCCTAAACACCATCCCCATAACTGGTTCATTCGCCGATCTTAGCAGGTACGACTGCTCGCCGCGGCAACGGCGAGTCAGATTCGTAGAGCTCGTTGAGAGCGAGCTTATTCTACCCTAACTCTCTGTGGAGTGTGCTACCTCAACCTGATAAGACGATAGCCTTTTTTTACTTTACGGCGTTTTGCTTCAAAGGCTGCGGCTTCCTTGCGGTTGTAAATTGTAAATATGCAAAGAATTACAACGCTAATAGCCAAACCGCAAAAACATCCTATTAGCCCCTGTATTGGGTTTGGGTTTATTGGCATACTTTTACTTTACACCTTTGACCATCTCTTGAGCATCTACGCCAGAGCCGTAATAGTCCTTGAGAATCTGGGTTGGTATAAAACCGCGCTTGCCGTACATATCTTGAATGATCTGATTATCTGTTCGAGTCTGTAGAACTATCGTCTTTTTGCCTATCCAAGCCTCAAGGATTTCCCAAAACTCAGTTGCCATTCCTTGCTTGCGATAGTCAGGAAGGGTTGTAATCATCAGCAGTTCTGCAACGCCGTCTGTTATTCCGGCAGCCGCATAGCCAACGATTGCGCCTTTATCTGTGGCTACTAAATAACAACGATCAGACTCGGCAAAATCCTCTTGAAATTGTTCTAACGGCCAACCGCCTTCGATGGGGTAAAGCTCTTCATCTAGGGCTGCAAGTGTTGGCAGATCATCTGCTGTTGCTAAACGCATTGTCCACACAGCCTCAGCCTACCTTAACTCTCTGTGGAGTTAGCCAAAGATGGAATAAAACTTTGCTGGCTCTGGCTCTTTGGCAATATAGCCGTCATCCGTTTTAATCAACTGAAATTCCCAGTCAGCATCAACTTTGATGCCTGATAGAACTTTGGTTGGGAAATAGATTGTGGTTTTGCCAATTTGAATTGGTGTGTGATTGTCCATGCCCCCACCTTATACCCTACTGAGCAGTAGGCGCAGAGTTGGCTGCAAGTGTGGCATCGTAAGCGGCTTTGGTCATTACCGTTGCGTTGCCCTGCTCATCGTCTATTTCTACCATTTCGATAGATATGTTGTCAGGATTGATGAATGTGAAATTTTTGATTGACATTACAACTCCGCACTAAATCCGAGGTAAGGTGTTGTTGATGGTGCGCCATAGGTTCTTAGATTGTAAGCGTAATAGGAAGTGACTCCGCTTGTGTCTGTATAAAACGCCGAATAGTTGGTTGAGCAACTTGCAGTATCAATTCCAATAGCAGAAACGGATACATCGTTGGCGTAGTTTGTTGCTCTGTAATCTCCAGCGCTTATTGAAGCAGAGGAATAATCCAAAGATGCTGCCGATACTCTCATTGGAACTGGGTTTGCAACCGCGTAATAGACTCGGGTTGAGTTGAAAGCGATACCACCATTTGCCAAAGTTTTGTAACCACCTGTTGAGGATACGCGCCAGTAATACCGTTGGCACAAGGCTAACTCTCCTTGGAGTGTGCCTGATGCGGTAGTGAAAGGTGTGGCTACGCTTCCGGCTTCAACCTGTACGCCCCAAATGCTGAAGGTATTGTTCTGTGTTCCGATTGAACTGGCGCGAGTGTTAAAAGTTGAGCCAGCACTTACCCATAAATTTACAGCAATAGTTGAACTTGTACCAACAGTTGCTCCGCTAAGTGACGGAACTGCAAAAGTTACTGAATATCTTGCCCAAGATGTTGAAATTGTTACCGCACCAGCAGGCGTTGATGTTGTTCCACCAGAACCACCAATACCTATACCCAAATAAGTTTCAACTGCAATTTTGGGAGTACCGCTTGCTGCCTTTGCCCAAAAAGAAATTGTTACTGTTTGACCTGCAAAAGTACGAGCATCTTCAATGTTTTGAATAAATAGGCCGTAATCACCAGCACTACCGTATCCAGATGTAACAATCTGAGCATAAGTTTGTGCTTCGTAACCAGTTACAGGTGCAGCGCCAGCAGTAAATGTTTGTGGTGTTACAGTCATAGTTCCACCGCTTGCGGCAATTGTCCAACGGTCAAAACAATACCCGCTAGTTGCTGAAGTGAAGTTTCTCTGATTGATGCGGAAGTCACCATTGATGATCTTATTCTTACCAGCCAAGAAAGGCGCTACTGCCCCACCCGTATTCTGCTCAACTGTTGAAGTTTGTTGTGCGCGACTCATTTATGCACCTGCCTGTGGTGTAGAAGAGTTGGATGGGAGTTTGTCGTAAGCCTCTTGGGTCATAACTGTAAAAGAGCCGTCAGGATAAGCGATTTGATACTGCTGACTTGTTGAACCATCCATGTTGGTAACTGTCAAGATTGTTATATTGTTCATTACAACTCCGCACTAAATCCGATATAGGCCGAAGCCGAATTGTCGCCGTAAATGTAGTAATACTGCCCATAAGTCAAACCAGATGAAACGCCAGCAGTTACAGACATACATAAGGTATGAGAAGTGTCTGATTGAATTGAAAGGCTTGTGATAGATGAGTTAAATCCACCACCATCAGATAATCTGAGAGTTGAATAATCCATGCTTGATGGCAAAACTCTCATCTGAACTGGTAGAGGAACTGTTGAGCGAGAACTTGTGCTTGATTGAGCAGGGCCGCCACCAAAGATTGAGAAATTGTTGATGCCAGTTTTGCGAACATAGTACCTCTGGCAAGCCGCTAACTCCCCCTGAAGTGTGCCAGTAGCAGTTGTGAATGGGGTGGCTACTGAGCCAGCCTCAAGTTGTACGCCCCAAATGCCAATTGTGCTTGTCGCATTGAGAGTGTTGTTGTTCAATGTCCAAGCCAAGTACGAACCAGCACCAACAGTTTTTCCAGCAAGGCTGGCGATTGAAACTGTTGCGGTATATCTAGCCCAAGATGTTGTTAGGGTAAAAGCGCCTGTTGAGCTTTGTGCATATTCAGTAGATGAGCCACCGCTACCATAGTTACGGTCAAATGAAACGCTTACAGTGCGAGTGGCATCAGCTTTTGCCCAAAATGAAATAGTTACGGTTTGACCTGCAAAGGTACGGACATCTTCAATTCTTTGCTGGATAACTGAATAAGTTGCTCCGCTTCCTGCAACGGTTTGAGCATACTGCAAAAAGTAAGCGGATTCATAACCTGCAACTGGAGCAGTTCCTACTGTAAATGCTTGTTGAGTGATTGTTTTGGTGAATCCTGAACCATCACCACGAACAACCCAACGGTCGGCAGTAAAAACATCTGTATTGGCAACACCTGTAAAACTTGTTCCTCTTTGCCAAACACCAAAGTCGCCGTTGATGATCTTGTTCTTACCAGCAGCGAAGGTCGGCCCTGCCCAACTTACCCCACCACCAGCAGAAGAGTTTGCCACGAGTGTTGACCCGTCAGCGCCTACGCCGAGGTTAGTGACTGTTGAAGCTCCTGTGCCGACAACGAGATCGCCCTTAGCGGTGACTGTTGAAAGCGGAATAGCGTTGGCAACTGTGAAACTGCTAGGTGAAGCTACAACGGCAGAATCTCCTGCAACAAGAGCAGTAAGTCCGGTAATCGAAGTACCTGTCGAGGCGGTGTAATCAGTTCCTCGAACTAGGCGAACGCCGTTGATATAAACTTCTTCTGCGCCGACTGTATAGCTTAATGATGTTGAGAAGCCATCTGTACCGCTTAGGGTTGTTTCGCCACCTGTTGCGGTGTAGCGCCAAGCAGAGATAGCAACTGTTGGCTGAGTTCCCTGCAAGCCCTGAACGCCTTGAGTTCCCTGTGTACCTGTCGAGCCTTGAAGTCCTTGAGTGCCTTGTAAACCTTGTGTGCCTTGCGCGCCGTTAGAACCGTTAGCTCCCTGCGCTCCTTGAGTTCCGTTTGAGCCGTTAGCACCCTGCGCGCCTTGTGTTCCGTTAGAACCGTTGGCTCCTTGCAAACCTTGTGTGCCTTGAGAACCTGTTAAGCCTTGCGTTCCCTGTGTACCCTGTGCGCCGTTAGACCCGTTAGCGCCTTGTGTGCCCTGAGTACCGTTAGCACCCTGAGAACCTGTAGTTCCTTGCGAACCAGTTATTCCTTGAATACCTTGAGTTCCCTGCGAGCCAGTTGAACCTGTCGCGCCAGTAGTTCCTTGTGAACCCGTAGAGCCTGTTGCGCCCTGAGAACCAGTAATGCCTTGAGTTCCTTGAGCGCCAGTTGTTCCCTGCGTTCCTGTTGAACCAGTAGAGCCTTGCGCGCCAGTAGCACCCTGAGTACCCGTTGCGCCAGTCGTACCTTGCGAGCCAGTAGTTCCCTGAGCGCCTGTTGCTCCTTGCGCTCCCGCAGTTCCTTGTGTTCCAGTAGTTCCCTGAGAGCCAGTAGCTCCTTGAAGTCCCTGTGTGCCTTGAGCGCCAGTTGCGCCCTGCAAGCCCTGAGTACCTTGAGAGCCTACGCCAGATGTTGCGGTGAAAAGGATTGAGTCTGTGCCGATTTGTAGAGAGCCGTCAGCGTTAGAACCCATGCCGTACTGAATCCACGAAGTAGCTGCGTTAGCGTTTCCTGATGTTACATAAAGATAATCGCCGGGTTCAACCTGAGCCAAAACTGAGTTGTTGTAGTCAGTAGCGCGAGTCAATACCCATGGTCTGCCAGCAGGGTTGTTCTTACCTGCATCGGTGACGGTGTAAATACCGTTCTGGGTTTGAGTGGTTTGGTTCTTAACAAGCACGCGATCATTGAGAGCAAGGTTTACGACATCAATAGTGATAATGCCGTTAGCCGAAGCGGTGATCTTTGCACCAATACCTGTGCCGCCTTCGGCATCGGTAGTTCCTGCGGTGTAAGTAGCAGCGAGGTTAGCCGTTGTCGCAACGCGGGCAGAAGCGTGAGCGTTAGCAGAGCTGATACCGCCCTGAATACCCTGTGTGCCTTGCGCGCCTTGTGTGCCGAATGCGCCCTGTGTTCCTGTTGCGCCTTGACTACCTGTCGTGCCTTGCAATCCTTGAATACCCTGAGCGCCAGTTAAACCCTGTGTGCCAGTAGCACCTTGCGTTCCAGTTGTACCCTGAGAACCTGTAACACCTTGCGCACCTGTTGTGCCTTGAGTTCCCTGAGAACCCGTGTTACCCGTGATGCCTTGAGTACCTGTTGCACCCTGAGAGCCAGTTGCGCCTTGTGTACCTTGAGAACCCGTGTTGCCAATTGCCCCTTGTAAACCTTGAAGCCCTTGAATACCTTGAATACCTTGAACACCCTGAGTGCCAGTTGCACCCTGCGAGCCCGTGTTACCAGTTAGACCTTGAATACCCTGAACGCCTTGGCTGCCAGTAATACCTTGAACGCCTTGTGAGCCAGTAATGCCTTGGATACCCTGCGCGCCTGTAGAGCCTTGCGCTCCAGTTATGCCCTGAACGCCCTGAGCGCCAATCGTTCCTTGGATGCCTTGGATGCCTTGTGTTCCCTGTACGCCCTGAATACCTTGAACACCTTGAGTGCCTTGAACGCCTTGAACGCCGGGAATACCAGCAGCAGCTACGGTGATGATTGGGGTTACGGCTTGAACATTGATGATGTCGCTCATCGAGAAACCACCGCCTCTACCTCAACTACGCCAGCTCCGAGAACGATGTTGCCTGTTGAATTAGTCAATACGCAATCCCATTGATACTTGCCGGGTGCAACATTGACAATGGTGCTTACTTGAACCTGTGGGCTACCTGTTGGGTTAAAGGTGATGCCGTTTCCTGCGCTTAAAGCAAGAACAGTTGTCTTGGCAAGCGCAGATGTACGGAACTGTAACAAAGGTGTATAGCCCGTGACATTGATGGTTGTTCCATTTGGGTTTGTGTAATTAAATCCAATTGCCCAAAGTTGATTCTGCGTAAGTACGAGGTTGAGTGGGTCAGGAGTCTGGCTGAGTGATTGAGCCGTCATTGATTTCTCCTAAAGTGTTGAACCGCATTTCATACATACGAAAGCAGATTTGATATTGGGGAAGGAACAAGCAGGACAGAGTTTGCCGAGAGCCGACAGACTTGTTAGTGATGCTGAGCCTTCACTCAATTCAGTTAGCGCCCAAACCAACGCATCCATACGGTCTGGCGAATCTTTACTTACACCCGGCTCCCACTCGCACATCTGTTCCTCAAGGTCTGAGAAATAGCCAACATGGTGAACGCGACCTTGCTCGTAAAGAGCAGAAATAGGTTCGGCGCGAACCGCTTTACCCCGCGAAGCAGTAACTTTTTTGACGGGTATGTTTGGTCGAACCGAAGAGAGAAGGTGCAGAACCAGATCGCCGCCGTTATTGACCTCGGCAACTATTCTGTCTGCTTTCCACGCATCAAAGGCAGTAGCAGCTTTAGTAGCCCATTCCTGCGGTGATGCTTTGATTGTTTCGTCTGCTAAAACATAAAAATTGTTGTTGGCGGCAATGCCAGCCACGATAATACCTGTTGAGTCTGAATCATCACCTGAAGTAACGGCGGGGTCAATGCCTACAACTACACGGCTAAGAGCAGGTAGTTCCTCGGACTTGATACGGGCTGACTCAATCATCGCCCTGTTCCATAGCGCGCCGGGGTTATCATCAAGAACTTCCCCGTATAACTCTTGCCTTCCCAACCGCGTGTTAGCGTAGCGGTTCTGCATCTCAAGCAAAGCAGTCTTAGAGAGGTTCTCGGCGTTGTCAAAGCTAGAGCCGCGAGTGACTACTGTTGAAGGATTGTTGAGCAAAGACTTAATGAGTTTTGTCGGGCGAGGCGTTGTCGTGATGACAGTTCTAGGGTGATCGCCTAAGCGCAAGCCGAACTGAAACTGGTTCCAAGTGTCCTCATACTGCCAAGCTGCTAACTCATCGCACCAGCTAAAGTGAAACTGTGGGCCACGCAAGGAGTCAGGTGTATCAGCCGAGAAGGTCTGAATGATACTGCCGTTCTTGAGCGTGATAATGCCGTTGGCTTTGTTCCAATCTTTCAGGGCATCGTACTCACGCAGAATACCTAAGATGCCAGATACGCCTTCAACGCAGACATTTCGTACATCTGAGAAGGTTCTGGCGATAATGGCGCAACGAACATTCTCGTTACGAATCGCTTGAGCTGCTAGCCACTCCGCTCCTAGTCGAGTCTTGCCAAATCCCCGACCCGCCATCACTAACCAGTTCGACCAGTTCCCCTGTGGTGGTTTCTGGTTCGCTCTCGCTAGCCCCGCTTGTGGATGATTCCACTTCAAGTACCGTGTTGCGATTAATGCGGAGTTCAAGCTC